GACAGGTGGTATTCTTTTCATTTTAATTCATATTGCTCTTAAAATGGGTTGATATGGATAGATTAACTACAGTTATTGTATGTTTTTTATTTATATGTTTAATTTGGGTTCATAATGCGTTTTCTGCAGACACTTCTATTAGCTATTCAGGAATGCCTGTACCAAGTGCTATGGCGCCTTCTATTAGTTCTTTCAGTTCTGATATGTGTAAATCCGCTGTTAGTGGTGGCGCAAATACAGGAGTTATATCAATATCTGGTGGAGCAACAGTGACCGATGAGAACTGTGAACGCATTAAGTTGGCTAAGGTCATGAACGACCTAGGCTTAAAAGTAGCTGCAGTTGGGGTATTATGCCAAGATGAACGTGTTTTTGAAGCTATGTTACAAGCAGGATCAGCATGCCCTATTAATGGCGCAATAGGTGATGCAGCTATGAGAGCATGGTACGAAATTAAACCAGAAGTGTTCGTGAGGTTATATGGCAAAGATTGGACTCCTCCTACTGTCACTTATCCAATGGAGTAATATATATGCGTGGAGTTGTTACTATGATCAAACAGAAGATGGTTGGTATCTTGAAAACAGTATGGTATGCGACGGCATCGAGGTTAGCGTGGCTCTTGAGAACCATTATTGTGAATGGCACAGACCTAATGATCCGTATTGCACACAGTATCAAGAACCTTTGTGTGTGGATACTATCGAATATAAAACAGAAGCTTGTCCCCCAAATTATAGTGGAGGACTTCAATACAGTAGATCTTTCATTTGCAAACAAGCGTCTTGGACTGATTGGACGCTCAATTCTAACAACTGTACTCCTAATCCCCATAGCTGCGTTGAAACATCTGTGTCTAGGACTTTGGAGTGTCCTCAAGGTTATAGTGGTTCGATTACAGAGCAAAGACTAGCGTTATGTCCAGATCCTTACGGAACTCAACAATGGCAAGATTGGGTGCAAATAGAGTCTACTTGCACACAAGACGTAAGCGATCCAGTCAGTCCAGTATCAATCATATCGCCTGTAAACCCTGTCTCTCCCATTCAAATAGATACTGCAATTGCACCACAAATAGATGTACAGGAGACGATTAACCCTAGTCAACCAAATGTTGAATCAATCGTCCAAGAAGAATTCAACGAACTTAGTGATGAAGTCGAGACCAGCACTAGCAATGAGACTAATAGCACCAAAGAAGTAAAAGAAAACAAACAAGATGGGGACAAAGAACAGTCTAAAGATAATGTAGACAATATCGTTGATAATCGCAAAGAGATTGTTCATGGATTTGGATTAGTCCTTTCACTTGAGATATTAAATAAACCGATGGAGTTTTACCAACCTCCATTAGAAGATCTATTTACCATTATACAGGAGTTCCCAATAAATGCAGATACCAGAGAGTTTCAACTTGACCTTCTCAAAAGGAACGATCTCGAAGATTATTATTTTTCTATTTCCGATAATACTTGGGAGCGGATACGCAGGAGTAGTATTTATTGAGAAGATGAATAAGACAATAGAAGCAACCGGTAAGTTCAAAGTTATTGAGGACGATATTCATACATTACAATTGACTGTCGAGAGTATTAAAGAAAGACAGTTGGAAGGACTCAATACCAATGTTAGGTTACAAGAAAAGGTTTCTGATGCGTATGTTCTTGCTAAAGAAAGTAGCGCAATTAGTCAATCAACGCAAAGAGAGCTTAAAGCAACAACAGAAGCAATTAAGTCAGAGGTAGAGACAATGATTAAATCTGTAGAGGATAAGTTAGATGTCATTAAACGTGCAACAACGAATCCGTTAGATCGTAGATGAAAATAACAGAAGAGAATATACGAGTTATATACGAATGTTTATTACAACTACAACCATTCAAAGAGTGGGATTTACCTCCATCTAAGGATATAGATTTTGAAGTCAATAATGACAAAGAAATCATGGGAACTTATACTCCTGATCCTCATTGCATTTGCATTTCTAAAGCACGACATTCTCATTTCGATACTGTTTGCAGAACAATGGCACACGAGATGTGTCACCTTAAAATGTATCTAGATGGTGACGAGTATGAACTGCATAATCGTAAGTTTGACACGTTAGTTAAAAGTATTGCAAAACACTTTGGATTTGACGAAAAAGAGTTATAATATTCATATATAAGGAGTTTTTATGTTAGCAGCTTTATTACCTGCAGTAACAGAAATAGTTGGAAAGTTTGTAGAAGACAAAGACCAAAAGAATAAGTTAGCACATGAAGTTGCTACACTTGCAGAGAAACAAGCGCATGAGATTGCAAAAGGTCAATTAGAAATTCTAAAACAAGATGCAAAAGGTAACTGGTTTCAAGCATCATGGAGACCATTAATTGGTTGGGTCGGTGGACTGTCTCTTGCAATTAACTATCTCATAAGTCCTATATGTGCAGGTTTTGGTGTTCATGTTCCACAAGCAGATATGTCTGTAATGATGCCTTTAATTATATCTATGTTAGGTATTGGTGGTATGCGATCATTTGACAAGGTTAAGAAAGTAGATTCTAAATGAGATTATCGCCACATTTCAGTTTAGAAGAGCTAACACACTCAGATACCGCTACAAGGCTTGGTATAGATAATACTCCTACAGTAGAAGTAATAGACAACTTAACTTTCTTAGCAGGAGAATTAGAATATGTACGAGATATACTTGGGTATCCTATGCTTATTAGTAGTGGTTTCCGTTGTTATGCTCTCAATGATCATTTGGGAAGCAAGCGAACTTCTAGCCACACAAAGGGTCTGGCGGTTGACTTTATCTGCCCTAGTTTTGGGAATCCCCATAGTGTGTGCGATGCTATCATTATGGCAAACGTAAACTATGACCAAGTTATACTAGAATATGACAGATGGGTTCATTTATCTTTTCACCCAGATAACCCACGCAATCAAAAACTTATTATTGACAAAGAGGGAACACGACCCTACGAGTAATTATGAATAAATCAGTATTAGTAATATCTGATCTACACATACCCTACCATCACCAAGACGCACTAGAATTTCTACAGGCGCTAAAAGATAAGTATCAGCCAGATTTGGTTGTTAATATCGGTGATGAGCTTGACCACCACGCAATCTCGATGCACGAACATAATCCGGATCTTATGTCTGCAGGAGATGAGTTAAGAGACGCAAGGGTATATGTAAAGCAGTTAGAAAAGATATTTCCTAAAATGACATTGGTTCATTCTAACCATTCATCTTTAGTGTATAGACGTGCATTAAAGTTTGGATTACCTAAAGACTATCTAAAAACATATAACGAGTTTCTAGGTGTAGGTAAAGGTTGGAAATGGGTTGATGATTTAACTATAACATTGTCTGATGGACAACGTTGTTTCTTTACGCATGGTATGTCTGCTGACGTACTCAAGGTCGCACAACAGTATGGCATGAGTACAGTGCAAGGCCACTATCATACAAAATTTAGTATTGGATACTATTCTAATCCAGACCGTTTATGCTTTGGTATGCAGGTTGGTTGTTTAATAAATCAAAAATCAATGGCGTTTGATTACGCAAAAAACTTTAAATCAAGATTCATTGTAGGTTGTGGAATGATTATTGATGGTCAACCAAAACTTATGCCTATGGTACTTAACAAGGACGGTAGATGGAACAAGAAGATAACGTAGAATTACTCGAAACCTTTAAAGGCGAAACTGTAGAAGATATAGAGTATATGTCTGACGCAAATGCTGATCTTATTAAAATAACATTTAGAAATAAAGAGTCATTTGTTATTACAGGTGACTTAATGATTTATCTCGGATTACCACAAGATACGGAGTTTCATTAATCATGGACATTCAGAAGATAGCGAAACATATGGAAGGCGCATATATCGAAGACGTGCAGGTGGTTTATGGCGAGGACGTTCTTATAATAACTATCTCACATAATGGTGACGTATCAACAGTGGAAATGATCGTAGACAGTATATATTTAGAAGTAGATGAGTAAACAAAAGATAACCCTCCCTAACGGAGTAGAAACAGATAATTATTCTAAAGACTATATGTTATATTGCGAGGCGTTAAACCTCAGTAAGAAACCTTTAGAAAAGAGACGAGAATGGTTAAACAAACTAAGAGACGAAGAACGAGTCAAAGTATTAAAAGAATGGTTGACACTTATTTGGAAGGATCGATCCTCGTCCTAGTTTACTTATATAGTCTGTTTATTATATGCAGACTGTTATACCATTCTTATCTGTAGTACAAACAATAATAGTACCGTCTGGTGTGATTACAGTTTTCGCAGTTACTTGAAAACTTAAAAATAAACTAAACATAATACTTAGAATCACTGCATCTAACTTACTCATTATTACTCTCCTCAAAGTTAATGACATTATTAGGAAACATCTTGTAGTGTTTGCCTTTCCAAGTATGACTAACTTCTACCCTACAAGTTCCGTCATCTTGATTATAGAATACCACGTCATAATGGTCTCCGTCAATTATTAGTTTTCTTGTTATCATTCTTACAAATTCCATTTCCTAAAAAGTCTCGTCCACACCACCAAACAACATGGAATGTATTTGCAGGTTTTTTACATTTATGGCAAACCTGATTACCTAGTTTAATCTTCGTCATGCAATGGATCATCAATCCATTCGTCAGGAGTGACTGGAGATGATTTCTTTTTATCTAATTCGTCTGCAAGATCTAACGCATACCATGCAATCTTACGCAGTTCTTGTGACCAGTCATCTTTATTACCCAGTCTTTCTGAATACTTCATTAGGTTTCCTTTAACATAATGCTTATAGTTATCACCTAATTTTGCTTTAATGACATCTATTGTTTCAATACCACCTACTTTGTAATGATCAGGATTTATCATATCTTTTATAACTTGCATTATTGCTCCTCTATAATTAACATACCGTTACTATACTCACAGGTTATGTTTTTTATTCTAGTATACACAGTTCCTTCTTCATCAACTAGTGCAAGTAACCTGTTTTTATGACACATTAACCTATTTGGTTCTTTAGGTTGTGATACATAATATTGAAATAATATACCAACAATTAAGAATATCATAATTGTAAAGACTAAATAACTCAAGATTTTACTTACCATAAACTAATTCTCCATTGTTAATGAATTGTAACATCAGGAGTATAATTATACTTGTAATACCTGTATTACAAATCTTATTGAAAGGGGATTTATTATGTGGACAACACCTAGTGCAACTGAAATGCGTTTTGGTTTCGAAGTAACCATGTACGTTTGCAACAAGTAATTGTTGTTTATTAGGCGTCATTTAAAGGCGCCTAGTAATTTTGTTATATCTGTTAATTCATTATCCATAATCACATAGTTGTTTAAGTAACCTAGATTCTCAACTCTATTAATTTTAAGTATCTTTTCTTTTGTAATCCAACCTAGAATATTTCCATTCTTAGTCTCCGGATATAGCCTGACAGATATATAAACATCTTTTGGATTTTTATTGTACTGTTCTACCATCTCCAAAGTCCTAGTATGAAACTTCTGAGTTCTGGTTTTTACATCAATAGTAATACCTTTAATTATAAAATCATATTGATCTGGTTGCGTATAATGAGTGTCGTCTTCTTTATAAGATATATCATGATCTAATAACCATTGTTTAAAAACCTTCTCACCTAGTTTGCCTTCAAACATTTTTTGTTGTTTATCATTCAAACTACCATTATGAAAGTCATGTCTATTAGACGTATGAGACCTAGATAAAAAAGCATAATTATGCGCTTCATTAATAAGGTCTTGACTGATTGTGATTAAAGGGGAAATAATTATCTCCCCATTAACCTATCATATATTTTAGAGTTTTTTCTTACCCAGTTAAAATCTAACTCGACACTAACCATATTCTTTTTGCGTATTTTATCTGGAGTTGCATTGCCTGTAACTCTACCACTTTTAGGCAAATATTTAAGATTATCTCTATGAACAAACCTAATAACTTTAGAAAGGATCATCTTCTAGTTCATTTAATGAGTCAGAAGGAAACGTTTCTTGTTTAGGTGTTTGTTTCGCACCGTCTTGATAAAAGACTCTTACGTTACCAAGAATAGGTGTTTGAACACCTTGAGCTTGCTCTTCTTTTGATACTGATTGACTAATAAACCCATTATTCTCATATTGGTCTTTATTGTCTAGATCAATAAAAGTGGTTAGATCCATGTATGTACCTTTTTCACCTTTATAGAATCTTTCTTTATCAATCTTTGTTACATCTATTCTTACACTTATGCCTACTCTAGCCATACATTTCTCCTTAAAAAAATCTAACTTTATTATTCTTACTTCTTTTGAAGTTATAAATATCTTCAATCAATATAAGATAACCTTTAACATCTGTGCAATCCTGAAGTTTGACCGACTGGAATGACAGTTTATTTAAAAACTCAACATGACTATAGTCTGGGTTTTCAAATAATTCCAACATTGCATATACAAAATATCTACGCTTATAACCTTCGTAGTATTCTCTAACCATGCAAATTTTTTCTGCGTTTTTAACAGCTAAATCATAATCTAAAATCTTAAATACACCATCATTAAAATCGGTGTTTTTTGATCCAGACATTCTAGATCTGTTAGTTAAAATAGCATTTGTTTCATTATGACCAAAACCGTATTTACGCTTAAAGTCACGATACTTAATATAGTCCTCAAGACCTAATTCGCAATAACCTTGCATATACTCTTCTGCAGTCCAGTTTTTAGAATTAGTGTTTAATCTATGCACATCATCAAGGTTAAGATTTCTAACTTTAATATAATACACATCTTTTTTTAATTCTTTTGCAGCTTCAAACCGATGCTGTCCGTCAATAATTTGATTATTGCTATTTACTATGATTGGAACTTCTATATATTTTTCTGACATAGACTCAGTAAGTCTTTTTAAATGCAGTTTGTTTATATTTCTATTACCATTCATATGTTTAAACATAGAATAATCATTGGTCTTTAAGACTTGATTTACTTCTTTCATACTTATTTCTCCTTAATGTATTTTGGTTTTCTAGACCATCGTTTAGGTTCTTTATCTTGTTGCAAACATTCCATAAACTCTAAAGCATATGGAGTGTACCAATCGATAAAGTCTTTATCATAGTTGACCAGTTCAGTATGTGTTTCATTCGGTGTCCATACGAAGAAATAACAAGCGTCAGTTTTCGTACAGCACATTTGAAGTTGCATCTGAAACCAATATCGTTCTGGTATACCATCATAAATCTGTTGTGTGAACGGGCATTTAATCTCTACAGGAAGACCTCTAAGATACGCATCTGGTGATGCACCAAAAGGTAAACTATCATGTACGACTAACTTATTACCTGATTCACATATTTCTGATTGTTCTAACTCGAAACGAGAGAGAGCGATATGTTCATTTGCAGAACCATACGCTGTCATCTGATTTCCCTCAAATGGAGGTTCTCTAAATGTAAGTTGCCTCCATAACTTTTTACGCTCATATATCGCACCCCATGCTCTAGATGCAGTGATGATATTATGTCGTCTATTATCTTTAAGATGTTCTGAGTTCATTTGCAAAATCTCGTAAATGTTCTTTTTCAGATGGGTTCATTCTAAAGAAGAATTCTTTAAGGTTACCTTCTTGATGTGCTTTTACCATACCATCTTTAAGTTCTTTTTCTTTCTCTTTAGATAACGGTTCTATCTTAACTTCTTGTTGTGCAATTGCATTACCAACTTCTTCTGCAGATGCAACAGATGTATCTATACCAATTCCAAAGTTACCAAGCGCACGACCAATTGCGCTTGTCTCACAGTTCTCGATATAAGAAGTCTTGTTGATGAATGTAGAACCTTCTTTCTCATACGCATGACCTACTGCAACAATTTGATTGTTTACTACGATCTGCGCTCTAAAGACACAAGTACCCATTTCATTAGATAACATCTCTGTAAGAATAGACGCATCTTTATAGTTTTCTCTAAAGAATCTAATACGTTCATTAACCTCAACGTACTCTTTACCTTTAATATTTACTGATTTTAGTTTAGTCATTAGACTTCTCCTGTTGTTCTTCTTCTTGTAATTTTGCAAGAGCTGCATCATTATCATCTTGGAATTCTTGACTCCATTCCTGTAATATTTCTATAAACTTATCCATACTAAGACCCCCAATCCAATAATACATACACCGTACACAATTAGATCTTGACGGTCTTTGCGTTTCATTTCTTTTTGATAATCGTGACGTTCTCTCCAATGATTAAACTCTTCCATACCTATTCTCCTTGTAAGTATTTAATATATGTTTCTGCGTGATCTTCTGTATCAAACGATTCTAAGTATAGACCATTTTCAAAGACCATGTAAATTTTTTCTTCGTCATCATATTTAATGTCGAATACTGCAGGTGGTTGTTTCTCTAACCACCCGTCATAATCAGTCAACCAACTATCGTATGTTAGTTTAGTTGCCATAGTAAACCTCCTTGTGGATCTTCCATTCTTTATATGCTTCTAAGGTTTTCTTAGGAACTGCTAATGGGTTGTTGTCGATGAATTTAGATAGTTCATACATATCCATACCCATCATGTCCATTTCTTGTTTTAGCACTGTCATTGCGCCTTTGATTCTCATAACTCTTCTCCTTATTTATTTAACCTACACAGATATATTACTACACATAAAAATTAATTGCAACCCCATTATTAAATTTTTTTATAAATATTTTAATAAATAGTTATTGACTTTAAATTAAGATCGTATAATATGGACACATTGTCAACTCAGGAGAAAAAGAATGAAGTTTAAAGACGCAATAAAATTATTTAATAATAGTGCGAGGGAAATGGGAGAGACTCTAGGTGTCTCCCAACCTGCAGTTCAGTATTGGAAAAAGACTGGACAGATTCCTAAAGTTCGTCAACAACAGATCGAGTTACTTAAAAAAAATTCTGGTGATAAAGAATACTGGAGTGATGGTAAGAAAGTTAGTAAGTCTGTATTTTATAAATTAATGAACTGGTAGGTCTATGAAATGGTATGAGTATATTGTGATAGATGATGATGGTGTTCCTATTCGTCAATTCACTAACATAAAACTTGCAAAAGAATATACTCGACTAAGACCTGAATTTAAAATATTAAAGGTATCTCATGATTGGATTGAGGAAGTTGGGGAGTGTTTATTTTGAGAATTAGAAACTGGGATAAATTTCAACACTATAAGCGTATGCACAGTAAATACAAAAAACAAATGACATGGTTAAAACTTTATGGAGGTGATATATTAAATGATCCTGAATGGTTTGATTTAACTGATTCTAACAAAGCAATTTATATAGAACTGTTATGTCTTGCTAGTCAGTTTGAAGGTAATTTGCCACCAATGAAAACAATTACATTTAGATTAAGGAGATCAGAAGATGAGATTAGTAATGCGTTAAAAGACTTATCTCACTGGATAGAACAAGGTGTATATACAGTGTATATACCAGAAGAAGAAAAAGAAAAGAATAAGAAAAGAGGTTCGTCAAAGAGATTTGATGATTTTTGGAAATCTTTATTGCCTAACAGAAGAACTAAAAAAGTAGTTTGTCAGGAAAAGTGGGAGACTCATAATCTAGATGAGAAAGCAGATCTCATAATAAAATGGATTAAGAAAATGAACCTGACAAAAGAATGGAAAGAGGGATATAATCCAGGCCCTGAAGTTATAATAAATCAAAAGAGATGGGAGGACGATGTGATTCGCATTGATAACTATAGAGGTAAAACGTTATGAATGTTGGGGAGATGAATGTTGAACAGATGATGGAGCGTATAGTTGTTACTAAAGATCAAATTGATGAAGCAACTGGAGATTATATTGTCACTGACTACAAAGTAAAATCTACAGATGGGTATCTCGAACAACTAAAAAAGTATTATAAGGAAGATAGAGGTGCTGGTTATTCTTTGCCTTGGTCTAAACTTGAAAGTAATTTTGGTATTAGAAAAGGAGAGCTTACAGTTTTTACTGGAGTATCCGGTCATGGTAAAAGCATGATGTTATCTCAAATAAGTTTGTACTTAATGCACATGACTAAAGTTCTTATAGCAAGTATGGAGATGAAACCGGTACTTACTCTTTCACGCATGATTCAGCAAAGATTAGGTGATCCAAATCCAACTGAAAAATATCTAGAAGAGTTTTGTCAATATTATCAAGACAAATTATACATATATGACCAACAAGGAGTGACCAATTCTCAAGATATGTTCGCAATGTTAGCTTATGGAAAGCTTGTACTTGATGTTGATGTTTTCGTAATTGATAGCCTCATGAAAATTTCTGACGTGGCTGAAGATAATTACGAACAGCAAAAAGTTTTTATTGATCGACTTGCATCATATTGCAGAGATTTAGACATTCATGTATTTTTAGTTTGTCATACAAGAAAAATGTCAGATGAACATCAAACTCCAGATGCAACAAACATTATGGGATCAAGTCACATAAGAAATTTGAGTGACAATATAGTTTTATGCTTTAGAGATCGAAGTGTAAGCGAAAGAATAGAGGAAGGAGATGAGGACGCAAAAGATTTACCAAACGCTTATTTGTATGTTCAAAAACAAAGAAACTATACTTGGGAAGGTAGACTACCATTATGGTTTAATGAAAAATCTTTAACTTATAAGGAGACGAGATGAGTATAAATGATGTAGTGCAAAAATTAGTAAAAGAATTTAATGCAGACACATATCGCATTAAAGATAAAAATGGTGTTGTAATAAAGTTTGTTAAGAATGGTATAAATATGGAGGTGCAAAGTGAAACTAAAAAAAACACTTCATGTAACAGATAAAAGTGACTACTTACAAGTTGCACTTACAATGGTTACATCTTTAGATGAGGGAGTCTATGACATGATTATTATGGACAAAGATTTTGCAAGAAGTCATGATCAGAACAGTTTGTTATGGGGAGTAATTTATAAAGGACTTTCTGATACTACAGGCTATTCACCTGAGGAGTTACATGATTTATGTAGATCCAGATGGTTGGTTGATGAAGAAGGTGAGTTAATGTCTACTGCAAGTTTAACCAAGAAAGAGTTTAACGATTACATTGACAAAATTATTAACTGGTCTAAATCGTTAGGAATTAAACTTGAAAAAGTCTGAAAAGGAATATCTTGAAAAACTTGTTGAATTTGGTTGTGTTGCTTGTAGAAAAGTTCATGGTGTATATACTCAACCAGCTATTCATCATATACGAGCAGGTATGGGAATCGGGCAACGGAACAGTACGGAAAATTGTTTGCCACTTTGCCCTTCACACCATCAGACTGGCGGTTATGGTGTTGCATTTCATGCCGGAAAAAAAGCATTTGAAGAAAAATATGGAACAGAACTAGAACTTTTAGATTGGTTGAAAGAGAGGTTGTGATGTTTGAATTTTGTTTGATTGTTTATTTAACAATGGAAGAACCAAAATATATCGGTAACTTTGAAAGTTGTGCAGTTGCTAATTTGTATGTAGAAGAGTATTATAAAGATGCACCATACACTGTATGTTTGCATGAAGATTACATTGTATTGCCTGATAATTTTGTAAGGAGAGAGGTAAATTATGAGCGATAATTATTTTAAAAACGAAGGTAACATTAACAAAGTTGAGAATTTAGATCTGTTCGGAGGTAATGAACAGTTTGATTCTAGTTTAACTAAAACTCAAACTTACTTAACAAATCAAGCATATGAATGGGAAGGTATGTTGGAATATGATAATGTATTTCAAGAAGGCCCTGAATATTCTATTACATTAAAGTTTAGAAATGAACAAGATTTTTTAAAGTGTAAAGATGAAATAAGATCTAAACTATATAACGGAGAAGTGTTTCTTAATGGGACACAAGACAAGAAGTTTAAACAAGCATGGTATCCACTAAGAGAACAACCTAGTGATCATGTATATATCTCAACTAATCCTAAGAATCCTAGATTTCCAATCTACATTGTTAGTAAAGGTAGATACGAAAACAATCCAACAAGTCGTGCATTAATGGAAATGAATGTCCCATTTCGTGTAGTCGTGGAAGAACCAGAGTTTGATGATTATGCAAAACTTGTAGGGGAAGAACGTTTACTGGTATTACCTGAAAAATATAAACAAGAATACGATACATTTTGGGACGACAAAGATGGTCGAGTAGGGCCAGGAGCTGCAAGAAACTTTGCATGGGATCATTCTATAGGAGAGGGTCATGACTGGCATTGGGTCATGGACGATAACATAGGACACTTCTATAGATTTAATAAGAACGTTAGATCTCCTGTAAAAGACGGAACATTGTTTTATGCGTGTGAAGATTTTGTATTACGATATGAAAACATTGCACAAGCAGGGCCTAACTACACAACTTTTTGTCCTCCTGCAGAGGGTAGACCACCAATTATGATGAACACAAGAATCTACAGTTGTCTGTTAATTAGAAATGATATGCCTTATAGATGGAGAGGTAGATATAATGAGGACACTGATCTATCATTAAGAATGTTGAAAGATGGTTTGTGTACAGTACAGTTTAATTTCTTATTACAAGGGAAGATGGGTACACAACAATTAAAAGGTGGTAACACTGAAGAATTTTATGCAAACGAAGGTACAAAAAACAAGTCTCAAATGTTAGAAGATATGCACCCAGACGTTGCAAGTGTTGTATACAAGTTTGGTAGGTGGCATCATCATGTAGATTACACCCCATTTAAAAACAACAAACTAAAAAGAAAAGAAGGTATAATCATTCCAGATAGTAACGATAACTATGATATTATCAAGATAACTAAGGAAGAATATGGGAAAAGGATCAGCACCAAGGCCAATTCCTGATCCTAAGAGGTTCGAAGAGAACTGGGACAGGATATTTAAAAAGAATGAAGACAAATCTAAATCAACAGACAAGAAAAAGACTGACTGAATTAGGTTATACAATAGAACTAATGGAACGATGGTGTCCGTTCTCTAAAAGAAAACACGACGGGTTTGGCTTTGCAGACTTTATTGCAATCAAACGAGACGAAGTATTATTAGTACAAGTAACATCTAAAAGTAATATGTCTTCAAGGCGCAAAAAGATAACAGAGCATGAAAATGTTGGTGTTGTTCGTGAGTCAGGTATGAGAATAGAATTATGGGGATTTTATAAAGAGGGAAACAGATGGCAAGTCAAGATAGAAGATTTGTCGTAAATTGTATTCAACATTTCAGGATATGTAAATGCAATACGAATTATTAATGGACTACATGGATATGTGGAAACGATATATGAAACACGATAACCACAAACTTGGGTTTCCATCACGAAGTATAGGTATAAATAACTCATCATCTACATCATTTGATGATATGATAGAGGAAGCAGATAACGAAATAGTAAGAACAATAAGCGCAGTAGTAGACTCACTAGACAATGAACAACGTAAAGCAATATGGGCAAGATGGTTAGGAACAAAGAAACCTATGTATTATGAATTAAAACTACAACTTGCAATAGATAATTTATTAACCATTGTAGGACGTAGATTAGATTTGTGATTGACTTAAAATCGTTTTTCCTGTATAATTTAGTCTTGGTAGGAGAACTCAGCATATAGATTCCATGACGAGGATCTCTCTCTCTTCTCAATCTCCTCGTCAGTCTCCAGAAAGACCCACTTCGGTGGGTTTTTTCTTTTAAAAGGATTAATTATGGCAGGTTGCAAAGGTAAAAAAGGTCGTAAAGGTTACGGAAAAAAAGGTAAATAATTATGGCAAAGGGATTGTATGCAAACATTCACGCTAAAAGAAAACGTATTAAGGCTGGATCTGGAGAGCGTATGCGTACTGCAGGAGCAAAAGGCGCACCAACTGCAAAACAATTCAAACAAGCCGCAAAAACTGCCAAACCTCAGAGATCTACTAAAAAACGTAAGTGATTGTGTATGAATGACAGTCTGGGCAAATAAAGTTAAATGGTAGACGATAGTCCTTGTAACGGTATATGTCGTATGAAAGATAACAGATGTATATCATGTCATAGAGATTTCGAGGATCTAGCACAATGGTTATATATGTCTAGAGAAGCTAGACTAGAACGAATGGAACAACTTAAACGAGAACGAAATGGCAACTCTTGAGGAATTATTACAACAAGCACTAATGAGTGATGATGAAAAGATGACACTTGCACTTTCTGGTTACTATGCTAATCAGGCAGGAAAAGGCGGTACATCTTTTGGTAATCCAGAATATACTCAAGCGATGCAATATCAAGACATGGTTCGTAATATGAATCAACCTAAAGAAGTGTTGAATTTTAATGATATACCATTAGATCAAGATCCATTTCAAGAATATGGTGGTAGAATATCTACTGGTATACCTATGGGATACGGAGAAAGTCTTAACTTAGGTTTATCTGCAAACGCATTTAATAATCCATATGAGAAACAATCATTAACACCAACTGGTGTAGATGCAACTTATCAGTCAGGTAATACCGGTTACGGAGTAAGTTACGAACAATTATCACCAGATCAAAAGAAATTATTGTTTAGTATATTTAGAGAGTTTTAATATATAATAAGGAAAGTAATGACCCATTTGGAGTTACGATATGACAGACAGAACAGACGCACAAAAACAACAATTAGAAAACGCTAGAGAGAAGGCTCGAGAAGTCAACAAGGGAAATAATTATTCTAGTAAAAACAATAGGTTACTGAATGATACTCTGAAGCGTATAATCACACAAGATGATGCAAAACGTGCAAGAAGAATCATGGAAGCATTAGTTGCAAAAGCAGAAGATGGTGACACTAAAGCAATAGATATGGTCTTAGATCGAGTAGAAGGTAAAGTCGTTCAAGAGAATAAACTATCTGGAGACAGTGAACAACCATTAATTGTTAATGTAGTTACAGGAATTGATGACGAAGGTTGATAAAAACACTGGTTACAAACCAAGAGAACATCAAAAATTAATCCATAAGGCGATTAAAGAACATCGTTTTACGGTGGTAGTTGCTCATCGCAGGTTTGGAAAGACAGTTAGTGCAATTAACCAGTTAATACATAGTGCATCTAAATGCAAAAAGAAGAATCCTAGATTTGCATACATTGCACCAACATATTCACAAGCAAAACGTATTGCGTTCGATTATTTAAAAGAATACACAAGACCATTAGATGCAATAGTAAACGTTGCAGAACTCAGGGTAGACTTTCTAGATGGACGAAGAATATCTTTGTATGGTGCTGACAATATTGACTCTCTTCGTGGTATATATCTCGATGGTGTCATAGTTGATGAGATCGGTGATTGTAATCCATCGTTGTTTAGTGAAGTATTAAGACCTGCACTTGCAGATCGACAAGGTTGGTGTATGTTTATTGGTACACCTAAAGGTGCAAACCACTTCAAGACGTTAAGAGATCGTGCAGAAAAAGGTGAAGACAACTGGAAACTGTTAGAGTTTAAAGCATCAGAGACAGGAGTCTTACCAGAAACTGAATTAAAGTCTGCATTCAATGAGATGGGTTCTGATAAATACAATCAAGAATTTGAGTGTAACTTTAGTGCAGCTGTAGAAGGTTCATATTATGGTCAGATCATGAATGAACTAACGTTACAGAACAGAATAACAGATATACCATACGATGGTCTTGCAAAGACATTTTGTGCATGGGATTTAGGTATGGGAGATTCTACTGCAATCTGGGTATGTCAGACAGTAGGTAAAGAGATCAGGTTAATTGACTTTGAAGAGAATCATGGTGTTGGTCTAGATTACTATGTAAGTTGGTTGCAAGGAAAAGGATATAACACTGCAGAACAATTACTACCACATGATGTGGAGGTAAGAGAGTTAGGAACAGGTAAGTCTCGTAAAGAGATGTTAATGGAATCAGGATTACAAATTACAGTAGTTCCTAAACTAGGTATAGACGATGGTATTCAGTCAGTAAGAAGAATATTACCTCGTTGTTGGTTCGATATAAAAACAAGACAGGGTATAGATGCACTACGCAACTATAGACGTGAATACGATGAGAAACGTGACGTATTTTACAATAAACCTGTACATGACTGGTGTTCTCACGCATCAGATGCTTTCAGATACCTTGCAGTTGGGTTAGATGAAGGTACTGAGGAATGGAACAGACCATTACAAATAAACAATTCATGGGTAGTTTAAATGGCAGATGACAATAAATTAAAGAGTATTCTAGACTCAGAGATAGATGACGCAATTGGTTATTTAGAAACTGAGACGACTGACGAAAGACAGAAGGCATTAGAATATTATCTAGGCGAACCTTACGGTAACGAGGTAGAAGGCAAGTCTCAAATTATTACAAGAGAAGTAGCAGAAGTAGTAGACGGCGCGCTTCCTCAATTGCTTAGACCATTTACCACATCTGACGATTCTGTTGTATTCGAAGCAGTAAATCAAGGTGACGAAGAGAAAGCAGAACAAGCAACACTATATGTAAACCATATATTCAATAAAGACAACAATGGTTTTGAGATCATGCACGATTGGTTTAAAGACGCATTGTTACAAAAAGTTGGTGTAGTTAAAGCATACTGGGAAGACAAGACAGATGTAACTAAAGAAAAGTATTATGGTCTTAATGATGACGAACTTGCGATGGTTATGCAAGACCCAGAAGTAGAAGTAGTAGAACAAGACACAACAATTGTTCAAGAAGCGCAGTTTGATCCAATGACAGGTATGCAAATATCACCTGCAATGTCTGCACACGATATCAAAGTAAAACGTACTGTAAATGGTGGTAAAGTTGTTGTAGAAAATGTACCACCGGAAGAATTCTTAATTAGTAAACGAGCAAGATCTATTGCAGATTCTCCTTTTGTTGCACATCGTAAGATGGTAACTCGTGGTGAATTGATTGCAATGGGTTATGATGAAGACACAGTATATTCTCTACCTACAGGTGACGCATTAGAGTTCTCTCCAGAAAGAATTGCACGTTATACAAGAGGTGAACAACCTTCTGATATGGACTCAGACGATGAGACTATGCAATTAGTTGAATATTATGAGTGTTATCTGAAGACAGATTACGATGGCGATGGTATCGCAGAGCATAGAAGAGTATGTTACGCAGGTACAGAAATACTACATAACGAAGAATGTGATTATGTTCCATTCCATTCATTATGTCCTATTCCTATTCCTCATAAATTTTATGGTCATTCACTTGCAGATCGTGCAATGGATATACAATTAATTAAGTCTACAATTACACGTCAAATGTTAGACAATTTATATCTAACAAACAATTACAGAGTAGGCGCAGTAGAAGGTCAGGTTAATTTAGATGACTTACTAACGTCAACTGCAGGCGGTGTGGTTCGTATGAAGAACCCAAATGCTATTGTTCCAATGACAGTACAAAGTAATGCAGCTCAATCATTCCCAATGTTGCAATACTTAGATGAAATACAAGCAAAACGGAGTGGTGTAAGTGACACACAACAAGGTTTAAATCCAGATATATTACAAAACGTAACTGCAACTGCAATCAGTGCAATGCAATCTGCATCTCAAGGTAAGTTAGAGTTAATATCTCGTATCTTTGCAGACACCGGTGTATCAAGTCTATTTAAAGGTATTTTACAACTTGTATGTAAGTACCAACAAAAAGAAAGAATTGTTCGTGTAAACAATAAATACATTCCATTTGACCCAAGAGAATGGTCACATGAATACAATATCTCTGTTAATGTTGGATTAGGAACAGGCTCCAAGCAAGAACAGTTAGCAACCATGCAGATGATCCTCGATAAACAAGAGCAGATTATAACCCAGTATGGATTGTCTAATCCTCTAGTCAATCTTAAACAATACAGAGATACTCTTGCAAAATTTGTGCAAATGGCAGGATTCAAAGATGACAGTCAGTTCTTAATGGAAGTGTCAGAAGAACAAGCACAAATGTTAGCACAACAACAAGCACAGGCAGGACAGTCTAACCCACAAGTAGAGGCTGCACAAGCACTTGCACAAGTTGAACGTGAAAAAGCACAATTAAGAGCGCAAACAGATAGTGCGAAACTACAGTTAGATCGTGAAACAATGCAGTTAGAAAATGAACGTAAAGCATTAGAATTACAACAAAAAGAAGTACAACAAACTGCAGATCTTGCGTTAAAAGAGTTAAAGATTAGACTTGATGCAGACAATGATGACAAGAAAACGAAGACAGATCAAACTAAAATGATTATGGAAGCGTTAGATAAGATCAATAATATTGCAACAAGAGGTATGCAGTAATGTTAATTGACTTAGGATTGCAAAGAAAAGCACCTAATATTGTAGTTGCTCCTCAACCTGCAGTGGATAGAGATGCTATTCTAGGATTAATTCCAAGTCAATATGATGGTTTAAAGCAAGTTAGAGATACTGATTACTACTATGGTAACAATCGTATGTATGAACCATACACAATAACATCTAGTCCTTCATATTACGGAGGATACTACGGTGCAGGTAAAGGTGGTGGTTCTAATCGTGCAGAAGGCACTTTAGAAGTAGGTGACCAAGCATTTAGACCTGTTGATGTAGATGTTACAGGATTTAGTAAAACAAAAGGTGACAATGACATATATTCATATGACCCATCTATGGCATATGTGTTATCTCAGACACCAAAACCTAAACCAGTACAAACACCAAATGTTACATCATTTTTATCATCACCAACTGCAAACACTTATGTAGGTAGTTATGGCACAGATAGATTTACACAAGGAAATGGATTACTAGGATTTGACTTTGGTCTACCTAGTGGAAAATCTGCAAATGAATAAACAAGACATAATAAAAGGCATTTTAGAAACACCAGAATTTCAAGACATAATCAACGAGTTAAGAGAAAACCAACTCAACGGTATTAGATACTCTACACCATCTGATAAAGATGCTAGAGAAACCTTTTACATGAGATTACAAGTCTTAGACGAAATCATGAACTATCTTGAATCTATCGCTAAAGACAGCGAGATTAAAGATAAAGCATGGAAGATATTATAGACTTTTCTATAATGGTAACCTCTACCTAAGAGGAACATTAAGGAAATACAATGAGTGAAGAAACCATGACTCCTGAACAAGGAAGTGGAGAACTAACTGTACGAGATGCAGCTACTGCGTTTGAAGGCATCTTATCAGCAGGTGAGGACTCTACAGAGCAACCAGAAACTGTTGATCAAGAAGTTGAAGAAACAGTAGAAGAAGATGTATCAGAAGATGAAGATGAAGTTGTAACTGAAGATACTGAACTCCAAGATGAAGGTGATGAAGAAACCGAAGTCGAAGAAGAGGAACTCGAAGAAGAAACTCAACGCTTTACAGTAAAAGCTGCAGGCGAAGAGAAAGAAGTGACCCTCGATGAATTGATGCAAGGTTATCAACTTGGTGCAGACTATACTAAAAAGACTCAAGAAGTCGCAGAGCAACGCAAAGCTGTAGAAGCAGAACGTAATGCGATACTAGAGGCAAAACAAGTTAGGGATCAATACGCTCAACGGTTAAACGCAATGGAACAGTTCTTGATACAAACTCAAGACAGACCAGAAGATTTAGCCGCAATGAAGGAAAACGACCCAATAGGATATGCAGTTAAAGTCGCAGAACTTACTGAGAAAAAAGAACAGTTGGATAAAGTTCGTGTTGAACAACAACGCATTGCACAACAGCAACAAGCGGAGTATCAACAACAACTTCAACAACGAGCTCACGAGGAAGCGCAAAAACTTTCACAAGTCCTACCAGAGTTTTCAGACCCAACCAAAGGCGAACAACTCCGAAGTGAGATTCGTAACTACGGTAAGAGTGTAGGTTTTTCAGATGAAGAATTAGCAAACGTATACGATTCTCGTCATGTATTAATGCTACACAAAGCGATGCAATACGATAAACTTCAAAAATCTAAACCGTCAGTAACCAAAAAGGTTGCACAAGCACCTAAGATGGTTAAGTCAGGTACTAAAATTAAAGAGGGTAATCGTGATGTTCGCAAACGACAAATGAATAAGCTTAAGCAATCTGGCAAAGTCAGAGACGCCGCGGCTCTTTTTGAAAACTTTATTTAATAAGGAAGTGAATAATCATGGCAACATATAAACAATATGACGTAGCAGGTGATCGTGAAGATCTATCTGATGTCATTTATAACATCTCTCCAACAGACACACCATTTATGTCTTCTGTTGGTAAAACTAAAGCTACTGCAGTTCTGCATGAATGGCAAGTAGATAGCTTAGCAGCCGCAAACGGTTCTAACGCAGCTGTTGAAGGCGCAGACGCAACTTCTGCAACATTATCTCCAACAACACGAGTTGGTAACAGAACTCAGATTTCACAAAAAACTATCCAAATCTCTGGCACTTTAGAGTCAGTTGATAAGGCTGGTCGTAAATCTGAAAAAGCATATCAATTAAGCAAAGCATCTGCTGAACTTAAACGAGATATGGAAAAAATCCTTTTATCAAACCAAGTTGCAGCTGCAGGTACAGGTGGTGGTTCACCAACTGCAAGAACTTTAGGTGGTTTACAAGCATGGATCAACACTAACGTATCTTTAGGTACATCTGGTGTTGCAGGTTCTTTAGGTACTACTGCAAAAGTTGACGGTACTAATCGTGCATTTGATGAAGATCAACTTAAAGAAGTAGTTCGTGAAGCATACACAGCAGGTGGTAACCCATCAGTTGTTATGTTATCTCCTGCTAAGAAACAAGAGTTCTCTGCATTTGCAGGTATCGCAGAACAAAGATATATGGCTCCAGCAAACAAACAATCTACTATTGTAGGTGCGGCTGACATTTATCTAAGCGATTTCGGTACATTATCTGTTGTTCCTAACAGATTCATGACTGCAGAAGCAGACTCAGGTGAAGTAGCATTTGTATTAGACCCAGAATATGCAGCTATTGCATACTTACGCCCATTCCAAACTAACGAATTGGCAAAAGCTGGTGACAGTGAAAAAACACAACTTTTAGTTGAATACACACTAGAAGTTAAAAATGAAGCTGCACATGGTCTAATCGGTGACTTAACATAAGGATATTGACCCTCTTCGGAGGGTCTCCTTTTTAGGATTGTTATGGCAAAATTATTAAATAAAGATGAGTTTAAAACACAAACTGCATATAATACAGACGATGGACAGATAGTCATTGCAACAGAACAAGATGTTACAGACATTATTGAACAAAACAAAAAAGAATACAACGCAACAAATGGTCGTTGGAAGGAAGATGTACTATCAAACAAGATTGCATCTATCCCAATGACTGTAATCGACACATTAAATAAAAAAGGAATCATGAAGGGTTTCGATGTAGTAGATCAAAAGAAATTCAGAGCATGGTTAAACGACCCAGATAACAGATTCTTTAGGACACGACAAGGTAGAGTATAATGGCATTTAGTAACTATTCTGATTTAAAAAGCACGATAGCAGATTATCTTGCTCGTAATGACCTTACGACACAGATACCTGACTTTATTCGTCTTGCAGAAGAAAGATTGCGTAGAGAGTTAAGAATTAGACAGATGTTAAAAGTTGCAACTGCATCTACTGCATCAGATGATTCAACAGTGTCATTACCTGCAGACTTTCTCGCAATGAAAGAAATACACATCGACTCTACACCAGTAGGTATATTAACATTTCAAACAACATCAAACTTTTTTAATAACGCAAGAGTTACAGATAAAGGTAAACCGGTATTTTATACATTACTAGGTAGTGAGTTCCAATTTGCTCCTATACCTGACGCAGTGTATACACTTAGAATGGTGTATTACTATAAACCTGATTTCTTATCAAATACAAATACATCTAATCTATTTTTAGCTAATTGCCCAGATTTATTGTTGTATGGTGCATTAGCAGAAGCAGAACCTTATCTCATGAACGATGAAAGAGTCCAAACATGGGCTGCATTGTATGAAAGAGGTTTACAAGCACTAAGAACAAGTGATGATGACAGTGAGTTCCCATCAGCACCAATGGCAATAACTTTATCTAGAAAACATTAGGAGTAAACAATGGCAGAATTTAGTAATTATTTAGAGAACGCAGTTATCAACGCAGTTCTCAGAGCAACAACTTATACAAGTCCTACAACGGTCTATGTAGCATTATTCACCACAGATCCCACAGATGCTGATACTGGCTCTGAAGTATCTACAGGTTCATATGCAAGAACATCAGTAACATTTAGTGCGCCTTCTAACGGTGTAACAAGTAACTCAGCAGATGTTGAATTCCCACAAGCAACTGCGTCTCAAGGTACAATCACGCACATAGGTCTATATGACGCATTAACTAGCGGTAATTTATTATTCCATACTCCGCTTGATGTGCCTAAGACTATTGATTCTGGTGACATTTTTAAGATCGCTACAGGCAACTTAACAGTAACATTAGCATAACGTTTAACGTTAAACGATAAAGGATAAACAATGGCATTTGTCATTAAAGACAGAGTAAAAGAGACCACAAACACTACCGGAACTGGCACAGTAACACTAGATGGTGCTTCTGACGGTTTTCAGTCTTTTAGTGCAATTGGTGACGGTAATACAACTTATTACACTATAGTCAACCAAACAGACTGGGAAGTTGGTATTGGTACATATACTGCAAGTGGTACTACTTTATCTAGAGATACTGTATTAGAGTCTTCTAACTCTGGTAGCAAAATTAATTTATCAGGATTAAGTGATGTATTTGTTACATATCCTGCAGAAAGAGCCGCAATACAGAACAGTTCAGAACAAGTCGTATCTGCACCTCACTTAGAAGCAAACAATGGGATCATTGCTCATAACTCAACAATTACATCTAACTATACTGGCCCTAGTGGTCATAATTTATTATCAGTTGGCCCAGTGGTGGTCGACACAGGAGTAACTGTGTCTGTGCCAGCAGGTCAAAGATGGTTAGTATTATAGGATTATTATGACAAGTAAGATTAATGCAATTACAACTGGATCAGGTGGCATAGAGGTCACAGGTGATTCTAGTGGTGAAATAGAATTACAAGCAGATGGTTCTACCATTGCAACTATTACATCTAGTGGTTTATCTTTAACAGGAACTTTACCAATCGCAGATGGCGGAACAGGTCAATCTACTGCAAGTGATGCAAGAGCTGCATTAGGATTAGAAATAGGAACAGATGTTCAATCATATGATGCGAATACTGCAAAATACAACGACACTACTGCAAACTTTACTGGAACATTACAAACAAGCGGTAATCAAGTAGCAACACAGAATGCTTTAGGTGTACGCAATCTTATCATCAATGGTGATATGAGGATTGACCAAAGGAATGCTGGAGCGAGTGTTAGTTCTAATAATTCATACGCTGTAGACAGATTAAGAAATGTATTTACTTCTAGTGGTTCTTTTACAGCTCAACAATCAACTACTGCTCCTGATAATTTTACTAATTCAGTTGTATGGACAGTTGGTTCAGCAGCTTCTGCAACATCATCACAAGTTGCTAATATGCAGTATAGATTAGAAGGTAATACACTGTATCAATTAGGACTTGGTACATCAGCTGCTAAAACGATGACATTATCATTTTGGGTTCGCTCTAGTGTGACTGGTACTTATTGTGCTGCTTTTATTAATAGTGCTGCTGATAGAGCTTACGTTGCAGAATACTCAATTTCTTCTGCTGACACATGGGAACAAAAATCTATTACTCTTACTGGTGACACTTCTGGAACATGGTTAACTACAAATGGTATTGGATTAAGAATACAGTTTGATTTAGGTTCTGGTTCTGATTATAACGCAACTGCTAATACATGGGTGGGAGCGAATGATTTTAGAACAACAAACCAAACAGATTTTATAAACAATGCTGGTGCTACATTCTACATCACAGGTGTCCAACTAGAAGTAGGTGACACAGCTACACCATTTGAACACAGACCTTATGATATGGAGTTAGCAAGATGTCAGAGGTATTATTATAAATATTTAGAAGGAGCTTCAAAAGGAATTGGTGTTAGTGCAGCTTTTACAGGCACTACTATTTATACTTTTGCAAATCTAAAAATTTCTATGAGAGCAACACCTTCTTTAGACCATACTACAGGATTAAACTATTATTTATATTTAGGTAATAATATTGCGGATTCTTTTGATAACTTTAATTTGTGGTCTGAAACTCACAGTGAAGCAGTAGGTCTTTTTGCAAACACCAATGTATCACCAACACAAGGTCAAGCTGGTATGATAACATCTCAAAACGCTTCTTCTTATGTAGCATTTAGTGCGGAGTTATAATATGACAATAAGATATAAATTAGTAAACAATCCAATTACCAATACAACTGGCTCTATTAACAAAATTACAGAAGGGCGAATTGTATGTATACCACTAGACGAAGCTAATACAGACTACCAAGAATATCTAGAATGGGTAGCAGAAGGTAACACACCAGAGGAAGCAGAATAATGGCAAAGATTACGATTAAAGGCGATACATCAGGTGAGGTAGATATAACTGTCCCTGCTATTGCAGGATCAACGACATATAATCTATCTACATCAGGTGGTAATGTATTATCTGATAATGATATTGGAACAACAGTTCAAGCACATGATGCAAATATTGCTAAATATAATGATTCAGTTGCAAACTTTACTGGCACATTTCAACATAATGGAAATCCAGTCGCAACACAGTCTTATGTAGACACAGAAGTTGGTGCAATATCAGTAACACCAACACAAGTATCAGATCAAGTAAATACATCTACTGGATACTTTGACCTACCTGCAGGAACTACTGCACAAAGACCTGCAAGTCCTGCATCTGGAATGATCAGACATAACACAACTACAGGTTCTCCTGAATGGTACGATAACGGTTCTGGAAGTTGGATCAATTTTAATGCTTCTGCTCCGTACAATGTAGATTTTTTAGTTGTTGCAGGTGGTGGTTCTGGTGGTGCTCATGCAGGGTCTGGTGCAGGTGCAGGGGGGTATAGAACATCTTATGGAACAGGAAATATATCAGGTGGAGGTGGTGCAGTAGAGTCTGCATTACAATTTACACCTAGCACTGTTTATACAATTACTGTAGGAGGTGGTGGAGCTGCAGTAGGAAACGCAAATGGTAATAGTGGTGCAAATTCATCTATATCTGGTTCAGGTATATCCACAATCACATCAATAGGTGGTGCAGGTGGACGAGGCGGTGCATCACAAGGAGCAGGTTTTGCAGGAGGTTCTGGCTCTGGTGGATCTGCAGCTTCTGGAACATTAAGCCCTGCAGGAGGTGCAGGAACATCTGGTCAAGGTTACGCAGGTGGTGCAAACAACGCAAACTGGGGAACTGGTGGAGGCGGTGGTGCAGGTGCAGTAGGTAACAATGGTTCAGGTTCTTCTGCAGGTAATGGTGGTGCAGGACAAGCATCATCTATTAGTGGATCATCTGTAACTCGTGCTGGTGGTGGTGGTGGTTCTGGACAAACTGGGCCTGCTGGTTATGGTGGTGCAGGCGGTGGTGGTAATGGTAACGGCAATAATGCTTTAGGCTCTGAAAGCGGTGGAGCAAACACTGGTGGTGGTGGAGGTGGTAGACACAGTTCTGCAGGAGCTGCAGGTGCAGGTGGTTCAGGTGTAGTTATTCTTCGTATACCTACTGCAAGTTACTCAGGAACACAGTCAGGTGCATCTGTAACTACAAGCGGATCAGACACTATTCTTACATTTAATTCATCAGGCACTTACACAGGATAAAGTATGGCAACAATAATTAACGGCACAACAGGTATTGATAAAATACAAGATGAAGTAGTCATTACTGGTACTGGTGGGGTTACTGTACCTTCTGGCACTACTGCAGAAAGACCATCAAGTCCATCAACTGGTATGTTGAGATTTAATACCGATAAGAACATTTTAGAGCAATATAATGGAACAGTATGGAGAGAAGGTTATTCTCCTGCTCCAGAAATTACATCTGTATCACCTACTGACTTTGATGGTGAATCTGGAACTACTATTACAATTAATGGTAATTATTTTAGTTCAGGTGCAGTAGTACAATTTAAGAAAACTGGCGGAAGTTATGCAAATGGCACAAATATATCATTTATAAACTCAAACCAAATAACTGCAGATACTCCAGAAAATTACGATCTAACAGAATCTCCAGTATCAGTAAAAATTGTTCAAGATTCAGGTAGTGATGAATCATTAGATGCAATTACAATGGGTGCTGCTCCTGTATGGTCAACAGCATCTGGAACATTATCAACAGTTAATGAAGGTTCTGCAGTAAGCACATCTGTAACAGCAACAGATGATGGTTCTATTGCATCGTATACAGTAACAGCAGGTGCATTACCAAGTGGGGTTACATTAAATACATCAACAGGTGCAATCACAGGAACTGCTCCATCTGTAACATCTAATACAGTTTATAACTTTACAATTACAGCAACAGATAATGTAGGCAATACAACAGATAGAGCATTTAGCATTACAGTAAATAATATTAACTATACTGTTAGTTACCTAATGATTGCAGGTGGTGGTTGTGGTGGAGGTGGAGGTGGTTCTCCTGTAAATATGACTGGCGGTGGTGGTGCAGGTGGTTTACGAACAGGAACACAATTACTCACATTGGGTACTACATATAGTTTTACAGTCGGAGGTGGTGCTTATGGAACATCTACAACAAGAGGTGGAAATACAACTGGATTTGGATTAACCTGTATTGGTGGTGGAATGGCATTTTATTCAGGAACAGGTTCAAGTGGGGGTTCTGGAGGCGGTTCTGGTTGTGGTGCTGGAGCCACTTATGGAGCAGGAACTTCAGGACAAGGAAATAGAGGTGGAACAAGCCCACTGCAAAACAATAACTGTGGTGGTGGCGGAGGAGCTTCTGCCGTAGGTGGAGCAGCTGCACCAACTACAGGTGGCGGTGGTGCTGGTGGAACAGGAGCTGCTTCTTCTATTACAGGCTCTACTGTTTATTATGCTGGTGGAGGCGGTGGTGGTACTCGTTATAATTACCCTGCAGGAGCAGGAAGCACTGGTGGTGGAACAGCAGGTGAAAATGTTCATGGAGTTCAACCTGCTACTCCTAGTGCAAACTTGGGTGCAGGTGGCGGTGGTTTTGGATTTAATGGTGGAGCAACAGTACCAAGCAATAGCGGTGGCTCTGGTGTGGTAATACTTTCTATACCAACTGCAAGTTATTCAGGAACATATACAGGAACTGTTACTGTTACAACATCAGGTTCTAATACGATATTAAAATTTAGAGGCTCAGGTTCTTATACCGCATAATGGACATTAAAGATTTACTAAATTTATATTATATTGATGGTGAATATAGGTTTGGAATAGACACTGTTATGGAGACATTATGTCCAAATTGTTTGTATTCAGTCAGCACTGAAAATGGTAATTTTGATATTGTTGAATGGAATGATAATAACGAAGTTGAAAAACCTTCATCTCAACAAATAAGAGATGAGTATATAAGACAACAAACAATTAAAGAAATTTTAGATAAATATATTATAGAGGAAAATTAGTATGTCGCATTTTGCAAAAGTTCAAGATGGTATTGTTGCTGAAGTTATAGTTGCAGAACCAGAATTTTTTGAAACATTTGTTGATGATTCAGCAGGTGAATGGATACAAACATCTTACAATACAATGGGTGGAAATCATTACACAATGCAAGAAGATGGAACAAGAATTTTATCTGAAGATCAATCTAAAGCATTAAGAAAAAATTATGCAGGTATTGGTTTTACATATGACCATATCAGAGATGCTTTTATTCCTCCAAAACCTTTTGAGTCATGGACATTAAATGAAGATACTTGTTTATGGGAAGCACCAGTTGCAATGCCTGATGACGGTCAAATGTATCTATGGAATGAAGAAAACCAAAACTGGACATTAGTAACTGAATAATGTTTGGATTAGCCTCATTTTCACAAGCACCTTTATCATCACTAGGTAGTTCTACAAAATTTGGTGTAGGTAATGTAAATGCAATAGCATCTACAACTGCATCATATAATAGAATTAGAACATTTGATGGCTCAATATCTGCAAACGGTCTTGTATCGTCTAATGCAATTAGAGTCAGAACATCTAACGGTAATATTAATGGTGTTGGAAATGCAGATGTTACATACATCAGGATCAGAGATCATAATGCTTCTATTAATGGTACTGCATTTGTAAGAACTGATGGTTTATCACTGGCATTTGCATCAGGAGCAATATTTAGTAATGTTTCAGTTACTACTGACGGAACAAGGGTTAGAACATATGCAGGATCAATCAATGGACAAGGAAGTGCTAGTGCATTAGGCGGTTTAATCTATTCTGGTGATGGTCAGGTTCATGCAACAGGAACAGTAGTAGCATTACCAAGTGCAGTATGGTGGGCAAATGCTGATACAGAAGGTAATGGGACAATAACTGCATCAGGTATAGTATTAGGTGAAGAATGGGGTGATAGTTCTACAGGAACTGAAACTTGGACAGATTCATCTACAGGTAGTGAAATATGGGTGGAAGATCCACCTGAATCAAACACATGGTTAAGACAAGGATAATACATGGCAAAAACAAAGCTCTCAGAATATAATTCTACTGCTAGCAGCAATACTGATATAGACGGTATCAATATTAATGAAGGCTGTACGCCTTCTGGGATTAATAATGCTATTCGTGAGGTAATGGCTCATTTAAAAGACTTTCAAGCAGGAACTGTTACAGGCAACTCATTAGCAATTGCATCTGGTGGTACAGGTGCAGAAAATGCAACTACTGCACGAACAAATCTTGGAGCTGCAAAGTCTGGTGCTAACTCCGACATTACATCTTTAACTGGACTAACAACTGCATTATCAACTGCACAAGGTGGTACAGGCGTAACCAGTATATCTGCATTGGTAACATCACTAGGTTTAGATACAACCAGTGATGCACAATTTGATTCATTAGGTATAGGCACAACTGCATCAGGAACAACTGGTGAGATTCGTGCAACAGGAAACATTACTGCATATTATTCAGATGACAGATTAAAAACAAAGCATGGCAACATTACAGAAGCTCTTAAAAAAATTAATACATTAAATGGATTCTATTATAGTGCTAACGCAACTGCACAAGCATTAGGATATGAACCTAAAAAAGAAGTCGGTGTATCTGCACAAGAAGTCAATGCAATTATGCCTGAAGTTATTTCACCTGCTCCAATAGATGAACAATATCTTACTGTAGACTATGCAAGATTAGTTCCATTATTAGTAGAAGGCATCAAAGAATTAAGTACAAAGGTTAAACATTTAGAGAAAGAGTTAGAAGCACATAAAGCTGTAGAACATTGTTCTTGCGAGGAGAAGTAATATGACATTACAGGCTAGTGGAACAATCAGCCTTAATGATGTAAACCTAGAACTAAAAAACGCATCATTAACTACTATATCTGTTGGTGATTCTGTATCACGCAGTTTAGCACAAAGAGCAACTGGATCAGTATCATTCTCTAACTTTTATGGTAGAAACTTTGATCTTAGAGGTCAACAAGCATTTACTACAACTGGACTACATTCATGGACTTGTCCTTCTAAAGTTAATTCTGTACACGCAGTATGTGTTGGAGGTGGCGGAGGAGGTGCAGGATCTGGTGATGGTGGTAACGGTGGAGGCGGTGGAGGTCTTGGTTGGAAAAACAACATCGCAGTCACTGCAGGTCAAACATATTATGTATATGTAGGCATAGGTGGCAGTCCAAACAGTATTGTTGATGGTGTAGGTAGTTTATTTATTACTACAGATGCTTTTACTATTTCATCATTTTCAGTTAGTTCTAATGTAGTTACTATCAATACTAACAACAATCATAGTTTTACTACAGGTGATACAGTTAGTGTAGATTGCTCATTTAGAGAAATTAACGGTACATTTACGATTACTGTGGTTGACGCAAACACATTCACTTACTCTAAGACATTCCAAAACTATGGTAATACAAGTATTACAGGTGTATGTTTCGAAGGTAACATTGTTGTTCGAGGTGGTGGTGGTGATTCAGGTCTAACTACATTTGGTGGTTTTTCATCTCCTTGGGACACTATGGTAGGTGGTACATACAACGGTGATGGCGGTGGTAACGGATCTACACAAGCAGGTCGAGATGCTTCTACTGCAGGAGGTGGTGGAGGAGCAGGTGGTTATGATGGTAACGGTGGTTCTCAAACTGGTGGCGCAGGTGGTAACGGTGCAGCTTCTAACTATCGTGGTGGCGGTGGTGGAGGTGTAGGTCTATACGGTGAAGGTGCATCAGGTGCAAATGTAGGTGCATACGCAGGTGGAGGATACGGAGGATCAGGTGGTGGTCGAGGTGGCACACATGACTGTAATACAGGAACTTGTGGACTAGGTGGTTCATACGGAGGTGGTGGCGGAGGTCACGACTCATATAGTGCAGCTTCTGGTTATCAAGGTGCAGTAAGACTAATTTGGGGTGAAACAAGATCATTTCCCACAACACTAACAGCAGATGTAACAGCAGGTGAGGTATATAGTTAATGGCAAATACAAGGCTACAATTTCAGGAATGGTTGCCAGATCAACCAGCAATTGCAGGACAGTTATTAGAAGCTAAAAATGTATACCCAGTATCTATTGGCTATGCACCTTTTAATAGTTCAGAAAACTACTCTAATGCAGCTAGTGAAAACTTAAACTCTGTATTTGTAGGTAAGTTTGGTGACGAAGTTAAATTGTTCGCAGGTGGTGAAACTAAATTATTTCAGTTTGATTCTACAAACCTAAATATGATTGATGTGTCTAAAACAGGTGGATACTCTAGTGTTCATTACTGGAAATACACACAATTTGGTAATACTGTATTAGCGACAAATAATTCACAACCTATACAAGCATGGACAATAGGCACATCTTCTGCTTTTGCAGATTTATCTGCATCTGCACCAACTGCTAAATATGTTACAGTTGTTAGAGACTTTGTGGTTGCAGCTAACATAGGAAGCTCAGAACCATCAAAAGTTCAATGGAGCGACATAAACGATGAGACAAATTGGGTCTCAGGAACTACGTCTCAATCAGATTATCAGCTTATTGCTGATGGCGGAAATATTACTGGTTTGACAGGTGGAGAATTTGGTTTAGTTTTCCTAGAGAAATCTATAGCCAGAATGACATATGTAGGATCGCCTTTATTTTTCCAGTTCGATGTAATTTCAAGAGGATTAGGTTGTTTTGCAGGTAATAGTATTGCACAGTATGGCGCAACATCATTCTTTCTTGCAGACGATGGTTTTTATATGTGCGATGGCAACACTGTGACTGGTATTGGTGTTGAGAAAGTAGATAGATATTTCTTTAATGACTGTGACCTTACAGATTTAGATACTATGTCTGCAGCTATAGATCCTATTAAGAAATTAGTGGTATGGAACTATGCTAATGTGGACGGTGGTCGTAGTATTCTGGTATATAACTTTAAAATGAACAAATGGTCTAGAGTAGATACAGATACTACAGTAGTAGGTAATGCAGCTACATCTGGTACAACATTAGAAGGATTGGCAATATTATACCCAAACATCGAATCTATACCTGCATCACTAGATGATCGACTATGGGTTGGTGGTAAGTTCTTATTTGCAGGTGCAAAAGATGATCGTATTGTAACATTTACAGGAAACACATATAACTCAGAAATTATTACATCTGATATAGAAACTGGATACAACTCAGTAGTAAGTTTAATTAGGCCACAAATTGACAATGGTTCTGCAGATATTGCAGTTGCATCTAGAAGAGAGTTAAATGACAACATTCAGTTTGGATCTTTAGTATCTACAACACAAGAAGGTCGTGCAAACTTTAGAAGTGCAGGTCGTTATCACAGATTTAAAATACAACCTACAGGTAACTGGACTAATGCAATAAGCATTGATGTTGATGTTAAAACACAAGGTAACAGATAATGGGTGTTAGTAGATATAGACGATTACAACCACAGTATGCAGATACTCGTGAAATTGCAGAAATCACAAATCAAATACTAAGTGGTAAAACTAATAACACAGGCGAAATGGAGTTAAACGATAGTGCAACTTCTACAACAATTAATGATGAACGAGCAGGTTTTAATTCATTTATATTGTTTATGCCTTTAACTGACCATGCAGCCGTAGAAGTTCCTTATATGTATGTTAGCACAAGAAATAAAGGTAGTTTTACAATTACACATAGGAATCATGGCGGTGGTCATGTAAACGATTTGCAGTTTATGTATGTTATAATAGGGTAGGTTATGGATAATATTGTACAGTATTTTACAAGAGAAAACAAAGACGGTGAATTAGTCATTACTAAAAATATGACTAATGGAACTTCTTATATGTTCAATGTTAATGATGACCCTGATGAATACCAACTATACTTGGAATGGCAAACAAAACAATAATAGATAATTTTCTAGATCATGGTGATTTTGAAGCCATGAAGATGTTGTTTACTGACAATCCATACTTTTCTTGGTTTTATCAGAATGGTAAAGAGTATGCAAATGACAATTTTTTTCAATTTACGCATATATTTTATAATAACCACAATCCTAATAGTCCACATTTTAAAGAACTAAAACCTTTTTTAGATAAGTTGCAAGTCAACGCACTTATAAGAATTAAAGCAAATCTAACAGGTAGAGAAGATAGTATTCGGTTAGGTGATTTTCATACAGACTCGTTGTTCAAATGCAATACAGCAGTATGGTATCTAAATACCAATAATGGTAAAACTGTATTTGAAGACGGAGATGAAGTAGAAAGTGTTGCAAATAGAATGGTCATATTTCCATCTAAAGAAAAACACACAGCAACTACACATACAGATGAAAAGGCTAGGATTGTAATTAACTTTAATTACTTATAATGGAAACTAACCTATTCATAGTACCTACAACACATATACATCAATTCTGGCATCTTGCTGAAAAACATTTACAAAGAGCTATAGAAACCGGTAATGGTGAATTTACTATAGATCAGTTAAGACAATTCGTAGCACAAGGTAGTTCTGTATTACTGCTTGTTATGAATGGTGATAAATGTGAATGTGCATTTACTGTCCAATGGATAAACTATCCTAATGACAGAGTTGCATATATTACATATATCGGTGGTATTACAAATCAAAAATGTTGGGATCAATTCTTGACATGGGTAAAAAATAACGGTGGGACTAAAGTTCAAGGTTCTACTGCAAAAGAAGGCATCGTCAGATTATGGCGAAAGAAGTTTAAATTAGAACCTCAATATACGTTAATGGAGTTAAAATTATGATACACGATTATTTCCCAGAGTTAGATGGTAACCAATCCATTGACAATGGTAAAATGGGCAGACAATTATTTAAAGGCGGTGGCGGAGGCGGAACTCAAAAAACGTCTAATGAATTAGACCCAACTGTTAGGCCATTCGTTGAGTACGGCTTACAAGAAGCAAAATCGCTTTACCAAACAGATACTCCAACATATTACCCATATCAAACTTATGTAGACCCATCTGCACAAACTAAATCTGCATTGCAGGCTGCACAAAATAGAGCTCAGGCAGGTTCTCCATTACTACCAGCTGCACAACAACAAATGCAGAATACAATACAGGGTGGTAATTTAGGTATGAACCCATATTTCAGTCAAGCACTACAAGGAGCTGCAGGTGTTGCTACTACGCAATTCCAAGACGCATTAAAAAATATTGCGTCACAAAGTTCACAAGCAGGTCGTTACGGATCAGGAGCAATGGCAGATTTACAATCTCGTGCATCTAAAAATCTTGCAGATTCTTTAATTAACAAAGCAGGTGAATTAGCTTATACTAATTATGCAAACGAAAGATCTGCACAAGAACGTGCAATTGCAAATGCTCCACAAATGGCAATGGCTGACTACGCAGATATACAGCAATTAATGAACGTAGGGCAAACTGCAGAAGATTACCAAAGACAAGCACTTGAAGCAGATATTGCAAGATATGAATTTGGTGAAAACTTACCATACACCAAACTACAATCTTATCTATCTGCAGCTTATGGTGCGCCTATGGGTCAAGTATCAACGACTACATCATCAGGAGGAGGTAAGTAATGGCACACGTTTTAATAGGTGCAGGTATCGGTGCAGCTACATCTCTTGCAACTGGAGGTGATCCAGTAAAAGGTGCATTGTTAGGGGGTGTTACCGGTGGTGCATTTGGTGGCGCAGAAGGCGGTTTATTAGAAGGCACAACATCTGCAGTAAACGCAACTACTCCACAATTAGGTGGACAAGTATTAAGTGGTGCAACTACTGGTGCAGTAGGTGGTGCAACTGCAGGAGGTGTCGCAGGTGCAACTGCAAGTCCATACGCATTTGGTAATAACGCATTAGAAGTTGCAGGAAGCACAATGAATCCTGCATTAATTGGTTCATCTGCTGGTGGTCAAATACCTATGACTGGATTTGATCGTGCAATTGATACAATTACACCTGCAGGTGGTTATGATGGCCCATCAATACTAGACAAAATATCAAAGAATACAGGATTTGATGATATGTCTACTATGGATAAAGTTGGTTTAGGTCTTATGAGTGCAGACGCATTTACTCCACAAGAACAAGCTCAACAAATGATAGACAGACCTGCTCCAATCAACCCAGGCAAACCATTGAATACAAATCAAACAGAAACGGGTATGTTAGATGTAAACGTTCCTAGTGGTTTTCTTGATGATGTAAGAAAACGTCAACTCTTTTTTGGACAATAAGGATAAGTAATGGGAATATTAGATAAATTAATTCCAAAGAACACTAACATCTTTGGTGCAACTACTCCAACATATCTATCAGGTATTGTTGACAAAGACCAATTAGATCTTGCAAACAAACAGTCTTTATTTCAAGGATTACTAGGAACTGCATTAGGTTACATTGCACAACCTAAAAATCAAAATTACGGAAGTTCATTACCTTATCTTGCAAAGAGTTATATGCAAGGTATGCAGATGGCACAATCACCATATGACCGTTTAGAGCGTGATGTTGTTATGAAAGAGAAGTTTGATCAGATGGCGTTAGACAAGCAACGTGAGAAAGATCGTAAGAATCTAATTGCAAATATGTATACTACTATTCCTGCAGAAACTATCACTACATCTACATATCAACCAATAGATCAGGTAGGCCCTGGCGGTGAACGTGCAATTGCACCTAGTTACGCACCATCTCAAACAACAGAAGTGACAGTAACGCCAGAACAAAAAATTCTCAACCAACAAAAACTGATGGATTTTGCATTACAGTATCCAGATCAAGGTGGTAAGTTTGTTGACACTATTACTAAACTTGATGCGTTAAACAGACCACAAGGTACAGTTCAGTTATCTATGGAAGAGAAGTTAAAACGTAAACTACCATTAACTATTGAATACCAAATGAACAAAGAAGGTACAATATCTGCAATCTCAGGAACAGAGCAAAAACCTATTGATTATGGTGTTGAAAGAAATGCAAGAGCTGCAATATTAGGATATGACACATTTAATCTTGCACCACCAGATGTAAAAGCAAAAATTCAAAAAGACATAGACACTGCAAAAGAAACAAATGCTCAATTAATGGGTGGTGTTCCTGTGGAGAAAAAAGGTGGTGATCTTGCACAAACTAAATTATTTGAAAGTGGCGAAAGACTAATTAGTTTAAATAGAATTTCTAGTTTATATGATCCATCATTCCTGACATACAAAGGTGATATTAATTATGCAGTTTTAGCTAAGAAAGATAAACTTGGACAATTAGATCCTAACTCACCAGAAGGTCAATGGTTTGTTCGTGCAACACAATTTAAACAACAAGCAGGTCAAGACCTTAACGCATATATTAATGAAGTTACTGGTGCGGCTATTGGTACTGGTGAAGAAGAAAGAAGGATCAGAAAAGGTACTCCAGACCCAGAAAAAGATGGCCCAGTTCGTTATGAAGCAAAACTTAAAAACACAATGAAAGTGTTGAGAATGTCAGAGGCTCGTGCAAGGTACATTGCGAAAAACAAAAACTTTAGCATGGAAGATATTCCAATTATTGATGAATTTGGTAATCCAACTAATGATATGCCTAAGATTATTAAAGAACGAGGTATGGAGTTAGAAAAAGAGCTTTTACCTGAAGGTGAAAAAATTGAAGATAGACCAGATATACAAAACGCAATTAGAAGACAAGTTGCACAAGAATTTGGTTTAGCACAATACTAAAAAGGAAAATAAATGGCACAAGATTATCTTGATGATTTAATCAACCCAGAACTAGGACGTAAACAAAGTGCAACTTCTGGCAGTGTAGAACAAGCAAACTTTGGTAAAAGAGTCTCTGAGCCAAAGATAGAAGAAGAGTCAGGTGAACTTACACAAGGACTTGGATCATCATTTCTTGCAGGTGTGCCTATTAATAAACAAGATGCAATTAGTTACTTATCTAAAAGAACTGGGTTACCTGTAACAAGGTTTGTTATTACATCGGAGGGGAATATCGCATATAAAGGTGATGATGGTAAATTCTATCCTGCAGTAAACCAAGCAGGTTATTATGCACCAGACATTGCACAAGGTATTGGAGATGTTTTTGCAGGGGCAATTGGTTCTCGATTTGGGCCATTTGGTGCGTCTGCGTTTACAGGAACTTCTTCTGCACTATTAGAAGAAGGTCGACAAGCGTGGGGTAGAGAATTAGCAGATTCTGAAACTAAAGATAGATTTAGAACTGGTGCATCTTTTGTGCTTGGTGCAGGTGGGGAGTTATTACCAACTGCATATAAAGCTTATAAAGGGTCTAGTCTTGTAAGAGATATTGATGAGTTAAACGAAAAAGACTTATTGAATATTCTAAAGATGTCAAAAAAATATGACGTACCATTAACTACTGCAGAAGCGACAGACTTATCATCTTTAAAAGCAAAACAATTTGTCGCATCTCAAGCTACACAAACATCTAAGCAGTTTGACAAGTTTTATAAGATGAGAAGAGATAAAGTAGAAGATGCAGTTAATAAATACCTTGATAGCATATCAGTGCAAAAAGAAACATACTTGGGTGGTAAAACAGGTATTGAAACTATTACTAATAGAAAAGAACAATTAAAAAACGCAAGAAGAGAAGCAACAGAACCGTTGTATACAGAAGCATTAAAAGACGCACAACCTGTAGATACCAAAGACATTGTTAAGAAATTAGACGCAATGATTGATATATCAAAAGGTAGAGAAACTCAAGTATTGCAAAAAATAAAGAATGACTTCTACAGAAACGTAGAGCAAGTAAAACTTGATGTTAATGGCAACCCTATAAAAGATAAGTTTGGTAAGCCTGTAGTTGAAAATGTTCGTGTATTAGATGATCGACCACAAGCGTTACAAAGACTTAAAATGGAATTAGATACATATTTAAGAAGTGAAGACGTTGTAGGTCTTGACTCTGTTATTCAGGGTGAGATTAAGGGAGTTAGAAACGATCTTAAAAACGCAGTAAGACAAGATAATGATTTATACAAACAAGCAGATTCAAAATATGCAGAGTTATCTAAACCTATTGACGAACTAGAAGAGTCAAAAGTAGGTGATATTGTCAAACGTATGAAAGGTTATGACAGGGATAAGTTTATAGATAAGTTGTTTAAAGACTCAGATCCTATATCTATTAAGTACGCAAAAGAACAAATGGAGAAAGTTAATCCAGAAGCATGGAACGAAGTAACACGAGGTTGGTTGCAAAGAAACTGGGAAACTGCAAGTAAACAGTTTAGAGCGCAAAAAGACGCACCAATAGACGCAGGATTATCTTGGAGAAACTTATTATTAGGTGATCAAAAAAGTCAAAGAACATTAAAAGCTGCATTAAGTCCAGAACAATATCAAACGTTAGTTGAGCTATCTACAGTCTTAGAGTATGCAGGTAAGGTTAAAAAGGTAGACTCTGGTACTGCATTTAACACAGAAATGATAGCAGAGTTTAAAAAATCTGGTTGGGATATTGCAGATATTGATTTTGCACAACCTGCAAAAACATTTATAAGAGCATTAAAAGAGAAAAAATTTAGAGATAATCTTGATCAGTTTACTAATCTTGTATTAGATCCTAAAAAACTAGACCAACTAAAAGAGTTGCAAAAAGTACCAAAAGATACACCTGCATATATTGGTGGTGTCATGAACATTCTTTTACAAGCAGGACAAAGGGAAGTAACTTCTCCGTCTCTAGGTAGTGAGATGTATTCATTACAAGAAAGACAAGAGAAAGAAGAAGCAAAAAATCAAGGTGCAAATTATCTAAATGATATTTTAGGATTATGATATGGCACGATTTAAACTTACCGCCTATAAACTTATACAACGCACCAAAAAGAAAGGACAATGATGGAAATGGATCACACCGAAGCTAGACTCAATACGCATGAAGCTATATGTAAAGAAAGATATGAGTCTATCTGTGCTAGACTAACACGATTAGAAAGAATTATGATTGGTATGACAGGTGGTATTCTTTTCATTTTAATTCATATTGCTCTTAAAATGGGTTGATATGGATAGATTAACTACAGTTATTGTATGTTTTTTATTTATA